GGTATTTATTCGGCGGAGCATTTGTTTGCCAAACTGAACACCTACCGCACAATTCAAAAAAAGGCGGATACGCTGTATATTTCTTTCTCCGGCCACGGTACGCAGATTCCGGGCGGAGAGGCAGACGGTAACGCGGAAGGCATTTGCCTATGGAATGGGAAAAAGATTCAGGTTGTCCGCGATACCGACCTGAACACCGCGCTTGCCATTATTCCCGGCAGCGTCGTTATGGTTCTGGATTCCTGCTTTTCGGGCGGCATGGATCGCAACGTAGTCCCGCCCGGAATGCGGAAACGGTTTATTCCGTTTTCGGAAGACATGGAACTTGTTGCAACCAGCCCGATAACAGGCGCGGCGCGAGACGCACTCGTTCCAAAAGACAAGTTGTACTATTTGCAAGCCTGCGGCGAAGACGAAGTTTCCTACGACCTTGGAGAAAACGGCTTATTTACGTCGGTTCTGTGCACAGCATACGACAGGGCAACGCCCGCAAAGCGCACAATCAAGGGGCTTATTCAGACCGCACAGCACGCCGCGAACGGCTGGCAAAACCCGCAGTACCGCATTTATGGCGGAAGCGCAGGAAAGAAACTGTTTTGAAACGGGCAATTACATGGTATCTTAACCACCGGGACACAGTAGACGCGATTATCGCAGGGGTTCTTATAGTGGTACTGATTTACAGAATATCCAGATAGATACGCGTGCATAATTACCAGCCAATATAAACAAGTTTCGCCTGAATTCCTTTTGTCGCCAAATAATGGCGAAATAGAGGCAAGCGAAAACGAAACGATAGACACCCTTTTGTCCTTAAACGAACAAAGTGCAACGGAATAGATGTTAACCTATGTTTGGAGGGGAAGGGAAGAAGGGGAAGAAAGGCAAGTAAAGGGAGGAGAGCGCCGTAAAAAAGAATCGCCCCTTTCGGGGCGAACTACCGGGAGTGCTACCCCAAGCGCTGTTTTAGTGAGGCAAAGGTAGAGACGCCGTTTGCACTTATGCAACTTTTGGGGCGTGTTTGTGACGTATATAACCAAGGAAAACTCTTTAAGGCGTTGGGATACAGCAACAAAACGTTTTGTTGATACAGACGATAGATCACCAAACTCGCTGGATGATATTGAAATCCCCGGAAATGTGCTTTATTCCGGGGAGAAGTATTTAGACGATTGGGTTAATAAAACAGGGGAATAACAGGAAATGGCAAACAAAAACGCCATACCACCGGAACACGGTAAGTTTAAGGCCGGGCAATCCGGAAACCCGAAAGGACGTCCAAAGGGTGTTCCTAACACGGCCACGCGCCTTCAGCGCTTCCTAAACGCCACGCGGCGCGGTAAAAACCCTGTTTCCGGAGAGGAGGAAGAATTTACCGTCGCGGAATTGATGGACTTGCAGCAAATCGCAAAGGCCATAAAAGGCGATACCGCCGCATGGGAGAAGATTATAGACCGTTTAGAGGGCAAGGCGCGGACGCCGGTAGACATGAATGTAAACCAGACCGCGACGGCTGACGAACTTACCGTCGAACAAATGGTGGCAATTGACCAGATAATAAACGGCGGAAATGGAAACAGCGACAGCGGGGCCAAAAATAAAGTATCTGCGGGCAAGTTGGGCGGATGACATCCGCGTTTCCGCCGTTGCGTCCACAGGGGTTATACCTATCCGGATAAACGACGCCTACCTGCCGCACATGAACCGCCCGGAGCGCATCCAGATTTGGTACGGCGGTAGCGGCAGCGGAAAGTCCGACGCAAAGGCGACGGAATTATTGTTGAAATGCCTGTTAAATCCGTTCTGCCGGGTTTTGTTTCTTCGGAAGTACGGAACGCAAATACGGGATAGCCAATTCCTGCTATTCAAAGACCTTATAAAACGCTACAACCTCGGCGCGTTCTTCACGGTCAAGGAATCGGAAATGGACATCTATTGCAACCTGAACGGGAATGTGTTGCTTTCTGCCGGGCTGGACGACGTGGACAAGTTGAAGTCGGTCGCCGACATTACGGACGCGTGGATCGAAGAACCGATGGATAAAAAAGGGTCTATTCTGTCCACCGATTTTACGGAGTTAGACCGCCGCTTGCGCAGCCTGCGGGCCTCAAACCACATCCATTTGACCTTCAACCCGATCAGCAAGGAATCATGGATTTACGACTTTTTTTTCCGTTCCGACCTGTACGGGGCCTTTAAACTGAAAACAACGTATCTGGATAACCATTTCAGCCCGCCGGAGCAAGTGCGGCAGTTTGAAATACTGAAAGAGAAGAAGCCGGACGAATACGCGGTTTACGCCCTCGGTGAATGGGGAAGCCTGAAACAAGGGTTGGTTTTCCCGGAGTACAGGATCGTTCCGGACTTTCCGAAAGACTGCCGCAGGTGGGGGTACGGGTTGGACTGGGGGTTTTATCCCGACCCTTGCGCAATTGTACGGTGTGGCACGAAGGGCGACGGGCTGTATCTGGATGAAGTGGTGTACGAAAACGGCCTAACCAGCGACACGCGGGCGGCATTGATGCAGCAGCGGGGCGTAGGGCGCACAGCGCGAATTGTAGCGGATAGAAACCCGGAGGCGATAGAGGAAATGAGAAGAAAGGGCTTCCCGAATATCACACCGGCAACGAAAGGGCCGGGCAGCGTGAAGGCTGGGCTTGATACTATGAAGAACTTTACCCTGTTCGTTACCGAACGGTCGAAGAACATACAAACAGAATTGAATAATTACGAATGGGAGAAAGACCGCAGAACCGATCTACCTACCGGCGAACCCGTAGACGCGTATAACCACGCGATAGACGCGGCGCGGTACTGGGTAATGGATACGGTTACGGCGGTGCGCCTTCCGAATTTTGGCTAAATAGTTTTAGTGTATCCTTCATATTCGCTTCTGGAGCGAATTTTCAACTCCGCCTCTGACGCTACCCCGTCGAGGCGGTTTTTTATTTCCCTGACAATGTATTATTTGCACGGTTTTTGCTACCTTTGTAGCGATTTTTCGCTTTTGGGGTAGCGAAAGCGGCCAAACACGCCGCGCAAATGACAGAACAGGAGTTAATAAACCTGCTCACCGATAACATACAGTTTCAACTTCGCCACGCAAACTACACGCGGGCGGTTGAAATTCGCAACTTCTCCCGCATGATCGCCACAGGCGAAGGGCAGGACGAAGAAGTAACGCGATACCGCAGGTTTGAAGATGAAACCCTGAAAAAGCAGCGCAAGCGCCTGTACAACCCGCTCACCAAATACGCGCTTGCCCGTCCCCGCAAATACTGGAAAAAGATGTTCCGTGTAGAGGGTATCCGCCGCAGGATCGAAGCGCCGGACGAAACCGCCGTGAAGGAGTTGGAAAATATGTTTTACAACTTCATGCCGGGTGAATCGCTGGAACAGTGGCAAAACCGGGTGGTTGAATACCTGGGCGTCGTCGATCCGAACGCTTGGATTCTGTACGAACGCAACGACGAGCGCGGCGCAGACGGCCTTATCTCCAAAACATCCGTTTACCCGGTAATTATTTCTTCGGTAGACGCGCTGAATTATGAAAAGAAATACGGCGCCCTGCAATGGCTGTTATTCCGGACAATCACAATCGAACACACGGTTAAGAGCGGATACCGGCAAGACCGCCTACTTGAGAACTACTACCTGTATGCGCCCGGAATGATCGTTCGTGCACGGGAAGTAGGCGAAAAGACCATTCAGGAGCCGGGCGAAGTGAGTATGGATATTCCGGTCTATTCCGCGCCTGACGCGGAGGCCACTACGTCACCGTTTTACGAAAAGGTGCCGTCCGCCACGGGCGCGGCCCGCAATGCAAAACCGCCGACGGCTACGCAGCCGGCAAACCGTACATTTTACATTTCTACGATCCAGAACGGAACAACAGAAGTCCCGGCGGAATGCGTCGGTGCGTACATGGACGAGGTGTCGGGGTCAGACGTGTTTGTCGCATGGTTCGACCCGGCGGAAGACGTTTTCCGCGATTTGATCCGCGACAAGTCGGTTTCCGATGTGCTTAAGATCGTGTACGCATATCCCAAGACATGGGAATTCACGCAGCGTTGCCGCCATGTGTCCGTAGACATGGGGGTTTGTGACGGCGGTTATTATAGCGGGATAATTGACGAACACCACCGCTGCCAGAGTTGCAACGGGACGGGCATTTCGGCAAATTTCACAACCGAACAGGAAACGCTACAAATTCCGCTGCCGGAAGACCCACGGGCCATGCTGGAACTCGCCAAACTGTCCTTTACGCAGCCGGTGGATATTTCCCTGCTTCAGCACGTCGATGCAAGCGTGGAAACTGCCGAAAAGCGCATTATGGCGGCGGTTTTCGACTCTGGCCTATACCAGAAGCCGACGAATAGCCAAACGCGCACGGCGACGGAGGTTAACGCGGAAATGGACGGCATTTCGGACGTTCTGCACCCGTTCGGGGCGCTACTTTCCCGGCACTTTGAACTTGCCTATCGCGTTGCGGCGCAATACCGTGAAATACAAAACTTCACGGTAGACCATTCCTTCCCGGACGACCTGAAGATCGAAACCCTTGCCGACATGGTCGCAGCGTTCGACGACATCAAAAAGTCCGGCGTCGGTTACGAAGCCATCGCAGCGCAGCGCAAACGTATTTTCCAAAAGCAATTTGAGGGGTCGCCCGACGTGCAAAAGCGCATTGAGGCGCGGTACCGCTTCCTGCCGTTTGATGACAAGACGCCGGAGGACGTTTCGTTCGTCCTTTCGGCGTTGTCACCTACGGACAACACGCGGGTTTTGTGGACATACTGGCTGCAAATATTCGATGAAATCGAAGAACAGTATGCGGCATTCCCGGACATGGAGTACGGCAGGCAGCGGGAAATTGTGGACGCCAAGGTGCAGGAATTCAAGCAGAAAATGACACTGGCGGGCGACGTTGTGCCGGTAAGCGCGACGGAGCCGCCGAGTTTTAACCAGGTAATTCCCGGAGTAGCCGGGGCGCAATGAATAAATGCCAACCCGTGACGAACTGATAAACCGCCGCATCGCGGAGAGCGAAAAAGCGGAAAAGCAAACGGGGGTAGTTGTCCGGGGATTGCAGGCGATAGCGTATGGACTTGTGACGGACTGGTTAGTCGGAGCGATTGAAACGGACGGCGGGCGGATAAAATACACGGCAAAGAACCTGGGGCGCGTGCAAGGACTGTTTTCGGTCTTTCAGAAATTCCAAAAGGAATACGAAAGCACGATACTTGGAACGGTGCTGGATTGGGCGGGCCGTTTGTTCGGATTGAATGCACAGTATTTCGAGGCATTCGACAACCCGGCGGAAAGCGTGGACGATGCGGCGCGGCGGTTAACCCTGCAAAGGTGGGGTTACAACACATTGACAAAGGAATTGATACCGGGCGGATACTTTCAAAGCCTGTTTAATAGCGCAACCGTCGCGCAGCGCGTGGCGGGGCTGGTTAATCAGGCGATTGCACAGAAAATGCCGCTTGCGCAATTCCAAAGGGTATTTCGGCAAGTGTTTGTCGGGCAGCCGGGGCAAGGGATGCTTGAAAGGCATTGGAAAACAAACAGTTTTGATTTATACCAGCGGATAGACCGGACGGCAAACCTTGTTTATGCGGATCGCTTGGGGCTGGATTACGCGATTTACTCACACACATTTGAAGACGACTCGCGCGATTGGTGTATAAAGCACGGAAACAAGGTTTTTTCAAGGGTTGAAATTGACGACTGGAGAAACCAAGACTGGAAGGGTAAAACGCGGATAGGGTATGATCCTTTTGTCGATTGCGGCGGATATAACTGCAGGGGACATTGGTCATGGGTAAGCACCGAAATAGCGCAACATTTAAGGCCAAATCTTGCTAATAATCAATGATTTATGTAAATTTATGCCTTGCAAAACCACTGAAGATATGACAATGAACAAAGAGGTCTTTTTGCCCGTAAAGGGTTATGAGAATCGTTTTAAAATATCGAATTACGGAACCTTGATTTCCTTTAATCGGGTTGGGCGCGGGCGGGTATTGCCGGATGAGGTTGAAATGGAATGTTCGATTGATAGGGCGGGCTATAAAACGACAACCTTACGGATGATTGGTAAAAAACGTTGGTGCGTTCGGATTCATACTTTGGTAGCGATGCACTTTGTTGAAAACAACAAACCGAGCATTTATGATACAGTTAACCACATCGACGGGAACAAGCAAAACAACCATTACAAAAACCTTGAATGGTGTACAAGGGGAGAAAATATGGCACACGCGTTTAGAATAGGGCTGGTTGATAAAAAGGGCGAAAAATCGCACAACGCAAAACTAAAAAGCACAGATATTTTGAAAATAAGGGCGCTTTATCAGGAAGGGTATTTGCAAAGGGAAATATCCGCCATTTTTAACATAGGCCGCCGTCACGTTTCAGATATTGTAAATCGCGTCTGTTGGGCGCACATATAAAATGACAACACTCCTACAAACACGCAGATTCACGGTAACAACCGGCAGCGGCGATACTTCGGTAACGCCGGTTACGGCGACCTTGCGTTACAGGTGGGAGACGGACGGCGAAGGGCGGTTTTTCAGGAAGAAACTAAACACGCGCCTGCTGTTCAAAGGCACGGATTACACATTTTTTAAGGCGCTGTACGACGCGGCGACGTGCGACGAAACGACAATACTGATTGAGCAACTTTGCGGCGGCGTATGGGGGACTGAGTATGAAGGGCGAATTATCATAGCAAGCGGGGAATACGACTTAGATCGCTGCGAAGTAACGTACCAGGTCTTGCCGAACGACAAATACGAGTGCTTCAACAAGGCTATAAAGCAGTCTGTGGACTTCCTGACCGTTTCGTCCGCCGTTACAGTTCAGAGCATTTACGGCACAATCGAAACCGTTACCTGTATCTACAACGGTGCGTCATTCGGCACGAATTCAATCAACCTTTTCCTGAAAGACTGCTGGTCGGGTGGCACGCACGATGTAACTACCGGCACGACGCCGGACCCGGCGCTTGCATGGCGACCGAAAGAACACGAACAGCTGTTCGACACGCCGACCGCCGGGCAGTTGCAAATAGTTACCACATGGGCGCGGGAGACCGCTACTTCAGTAGGCAGCCCGCCCGGTAGCGGGTGGATAAATATTTCCGGCACTACATGGGTGCGCCCGTTCATGTACAACACGATAGAGGAAAGCAGAACGGCTACGACGTACAATTTTACGGCGACGGTTGCCGATGCTGAGGCAGACAATGGCAGGTTATTCGGCGAAGTTGTCGAGGCTATTGTAGACGACTTTAATTGCGGCATTACCGGCGTTCGCTCTAATTTCTTCGGGATCAACGCCGACGCAACAAACCCGTCTAACGACGCCTACGACATGGCGGCGGCGTACTTTCAGGAATGCGTATTGTTCCAAAAGTCCGACGTTGTACGCGCTTCCGCCGATGCGAACGCCGTGCGGTTGTTGATGACATTCGAGGAATTCCTTACCTCGCTACGAAACAGCCTGAACGTTTATTGGGCAATCGTGCCGGACGGGTCAGATTATTACCTGTATTTGGAGCATTGGACGTACTTCGACGGCCAAAATGGCACGGATTTAACCACGCTGGACGGCGGTAAATACATTGTAGGAACAAACAAATTTCAGGCGGAAAGCGAAGTCCCGGCGGCGGAGATATTCAACTATCAGGAGTCTTTTAACGACGATTTCTTGCGCAAGGAGATTCGCTACCCGCAGGCTTGCGCTACGTCGGACGAGACAAAAGATTACAGCCTTTCGCAGATGTGCGCCGATTTCGGCGGGCTGCTTGACAATTCAGACGCCGGACTGGACGGGTTTGTGATGGTTTCGGCGTTCTCTATTTCAGGCGGTAACTACCTGATCGACAACACAAACTATGTCGCGAACGGCATAATGTCGTGGCGCGAATTATTCCCGACGCTGTGGGCCTTCGGGCGCTACGGCGACGATGTAAGCACGACGGCGGGGGCGATGACCGTGCAAAGCGTGCGCAAGCGCAAGGTGCAGACGAAGATAACCTATAAAACCTGCTGCGATGACGGCGAATTTAACCCGAACGAACTGATCCAAACCGGCCTCGGATGGGGGCAGGTGAAGGATGCGGAATACGACGTGCAAACGAACACAATAACCGTAAATCTGCTTCAACAATGAAAATGATGAAGGAACCGAAACACCCACGCGGTAAAGAAGAAAAGAACCACAAAGGCGAACACGGCATGAAATCCGCGAAGCCGAAAGCGCCTAAAATGAAGGCTACTAAAAAAGGTAAAAAATGATACCGATTAATCCGGGCAACCTGCTCCCGGTTTTCCTACCGGGCTACAATGCGACACACCGGCCCTATCAGCGGCACCGGCAGATCGGGACCGACCAGGTGCCGTACGGTATCCCCGCGCCCCGGACACGGTTGTTGCCCGTTCAGTTTTACCTGTCCGGAACAGCGCAGACCGTTGGTTCGTGGAAACTGATTTCCCCGATTGACGACACTACGGAAGTCGTTTTGGACGAAACGCAGGTTACCGTAGAGGCGCTTGCCGACAATTCCGGATTCTGGGTTACATGGTACGCGGACGAACTGCTTACTGTTGTCCCGGACTGTGGCTACTGGTACATGGTCTTTGAAATGTCCGGGGCGGGGAATGTGTACAGCGAAGTCCTGTATGTGAATGATCTGTGCGGCATGGAAGACGCAGCGCTAACTATTTCGGGCTGCTCGTCAGGTGACGGCAGCGTAACGATAAAATTCACGCGGACGGTTTACGCTGCGGACGGGTATAGTATTGCCCTGGAGCGCTATAACGCGGGATGGTCTACACTTGTAACGGGCGACGGTGCGCCGCATAGCGTAGTCGAAAGCGTGGGTACTTTGTCGCGGCAATACCGCATAGTAATGACTTCGCCGTGCGGCGTTGTTATCACCAAAACCTATACCGTTACATGGGACGCGGGCGACCCGTGCGGAACGCTGGCAATAAGCGCCCCGACCACGGTAACGGACATTTCCGGCATTGCGCCCGGCGCTGCGACATGGCGGCTAACATTCACGCACTCAACCGACAAGGGAAATGTACTGTATCAGAATGATTATACACAATGGCTGTTTTTGCCCGCGCCCGTATGGGATCGCCCGGAGATACAGCGCAATGTAGAAAAGACGGAAGACGGCTACGGAAACGAGACGCTGCGGTTTTCCCGCACGGTAACGCGGCAGGGATTCGAGTTCGCGGACTGCCCTGACTGGCTAATAACCTTCCTTGCAAAATGCGGGGATTTGGACACGATAGTTTACCAAGACGTGCTTACAGGCGTATCGTTCACGGTTTCAAACGTCACGTTTGAAAGCAAGGAGCAAGGCCCGGCGCTGAACACAGGCCGGATTTATTTTGACGCTGAAATTGACACGTTCGCAGACTGTCAGGAAAACTTTGAATTGGCATAAATGGCACTGGACAAGATACTCGACGAAATACGCCGCATAAAAGCGGAACTGACCGCAAACCGGCAGGCGGAGGCGTTGCGTATTGCATTCGATCAACTTGCCCTTACAAAACTACGCATACAGACACGCGGCGAAAGTGCCGCAGGCGGGCCGTTTGCGCCATACGTTCCCGCGTACGCGAAGGAAAGGAAGGCGGCGGGGTATCAAGTCGGTTATGTCGATTTTACGCGCACGGGGCGGCTTTGGGCGAATATCGCGCCCGTTGTGGAAAGCAGCGACGCGACATCGGTAACGGTGGTTATTCGCGGGCAAAGCCAACTAAGCGAAGACATACTTGCGGGACAATCGCGGAAGCGCGGCAACATCCTGCAACCATCGAAGGCGGAACTGGATTTAGTGCGGGCCGCGAACCGGGAAAGAATACGAAAGGCATTTGGTTTAACAGCGTAAAAACATGGTATCAGTAGTTGCCGACATATTAAAATCAACCCTTTCAAGCCTCGACTGGATTGAGCGTTTGGGCGGTCTTGTCGTTCCCGCCACGCGGCCCGTTATCGCGCACGGCGCGGACGGCGTTCAGGTTGTAACGGGCTATCAGTCCTATCCGGTTGCCTGCGACGTGAACGTGGAAAACTGTTGGGAGAACGGCAAATTCAAGCACTTCGAGCCGGATAGTTCAAAAGCCGCTATTGCGTATTTCGTTGACAACGGCGGGATTGGCATGCAGGCGGTGGAGGGACCTAAAAACACCTTTCTGAAATGCTCTTTCGACATCCGCTTTCTGTGCTGGATGAACTTAAAGCGTTTGGGCGACCAGATCACCGATTCCGCCTGCTATGCCGCCGACCGGGTAGCGCCTTACGTTATCGCGCAGTTTATGAACGCGGGCGGAAACATCGCATTTACGGCGACGGACATAGCAGCCATTTTCGGGGCGTCGGACGTTCGCTCGGACATATTCCAGGAAGTGCAGGTGACAGGATGGCGGCAGTTGCGGCGGGAACCGTCCATGTTTCTGCCGTTCACGTTCGCCACGGACGGCGATAAGCGCGGGCTATTCATTTGGCCGTACGACTACTTCGGCCTGCAACTAACCGGCACGTTCGTAATAAACCGGAACTGTCTGCCGTCACTGTACACAGCGCCCTTTGTGGCGAATACGCAAGCCTGCCTCTACCCGTAAATGCTCTCCGCCCTCTACATCGGCCTTTGGGCTTACCTGTACTGTAAGCCAATGTCGCAGCCCGGCGCGATATTCTACCTGCTCAAACTGGCGGCTTCCTACCTCCCTATGTGGCTATATATGCCGCTGATCGGTTGTCCGAAGTGCCACGCCGGGCAGGTGGCCCTGTGGTGGCAGTTGTGGCGATACTTCCACGGCGACGGCTTCGACATCCGGGTTATTCTTATAGCCGTCGCCGTCGCGTATGCGCTGGAAACGGGGCACGCGATTATTGATAAATATTTGAATAAATGAGCGAAAAAGCAGAAACATATCAAACAACAGAAGAAGGGTTTATAATCCTTCCGAAAGACGCTCAAGGCGTACTTCTTCCGTTTGAAACGCCGAAGTATAAGTACAAGGTGATTAGGCCGGGAAATCCGCTTGGAATTCAGCGTTATCTTGAATTTGAAAAGTTGCAAATACCGGCAGGAATGGGCCTTTCCTTTGCGGAAATAGCCACAACCCTAAGGGATATAGAACTGCTGCTTGGGTCTGACAAGCCATTGGCAGAGGTGAGGTTAGACGCTATTTTGAAAACAAACTCGCTGCGCAGGGCAATCGTTGATTTGAGCCGAACAAGATTTTCAAAGACGCTATACTTGGCGACAATCTTTATTTATCGAGAAGGCGACGACCCCGGAACCTGGGACATGGATAGAGCAACAGAGTATCTTGAAGACTGGCAGGAGGCAGGAATTAGCGAGCAGGATTTTTTTCTATTATCGCTGAGTCTTGTAAGTGGATTCAGCAAAGTCTACAACGATATAAAACAGGAGATAGAGGAAACGCAGGCCGGGTTATCGGGTACTATTCAGTTGACGAAACAGGGCGATTTGAGCAACTTGAGGACAAGTTAAAGCGCGACTTTCGGAAGTCGCTTGAATTTGTAATGCGCATAAAACCGTATTCCGAATCCGATCTTTTGAAAAAAGACTTTTTAACATATTTTGACATTCTGCACGATGCAGAAGAAGACGAGAGAAAGTCTATTGAGCGCATGAATAAACAAGCGACGGATTAATGGATTGCCTATCCCTACTGCGATATAACCTCAATAACCATTCCGGTTTCAAGGTCGCACCGGGCGCTGATAGAGTTTATAACAATGCCGCCAAATGCGTTTTTGCCTCGAAATGTGGTTGTGTAAATGGCAGTAGTGGCGTTTTTATAATCCGGAACCTTGAATGTCGTTTTGATGTGTTCGTAACTGTCTGGGTCGTCCATGTGGGCTTTAATGTACGCCTCAAGTCCTTTGTGCGACCCGTCGTATTTGCTGATTTGAGAGGCAACGCGGCTATAAATTGTTTTTGGCTGACTCTGATTTGTGATTGAGTACCTAACAATTAGTGCAACAAAAAGAAGGCATACAAGTAAGAACCAGCGCCGTTTTGCAAAATTCCAAACGGCTTTAGAATAATAAATAAGTTTCTTTTTCATAATCTGCTTTTTCATGTAAAAGTATGGGGAAGCAACAAGACACGCAAGAATGGCCGACTTCATCGAATTTCGTGAAACCTTCACAGATGCGGAGATTTTCGCGGCACTTGACCGGATAACGGACTCAATAAAGCAAATTCAGGTTGAAATGGACAAGACAGGCAAAAAGGTTGACGAGGCCTTTCACCCTGACTTTGCTCTTGGAGTTTCCGACGCACTTCGGGAATTAAAGAAAAAGTATGCCGATTTGCGCGACTCGGCAAATACACTGCGCACCGCCATGCGTAACGCGACCGATCCGGATGCAATTGCGCTTTACAAACATGCTTTGCAGCAGGCTGAGGGCGGAATGAAGACGCTTGAGAGGTCGGCAAAATCGGCAGGCGTAAGCCTAAAAGAGGTAAACAAGGAAGTAAGCACGGGAAAGCAGGTGTTTAATGAGTTTTTCGGGCAATTCACAAAAGTGAGCCTGATAATAAGCGCAATAAAGGCAGTAAAAGACCTTACAGCGTACGCGGTAGAACTTGCACAGCAAACACAAGTCGCAAATAAACAGTTTGCCGCATTTCTTGGAAGCGCCGAATTGGCCGCTGGCGTTGTCGCTGACCTAACCTCGTTTTCTGCAAAGAAATTCCTTGACACCGGCGACGTACTAAACGCAGGCAAGGCGCTTGTGGCGTTCGGAGAAGATACTCGAAACCTGATTCCAGTGTTAACAAGGATTGCAGACATAGCAGCCGCAACGGGTAAGGATTTTAACGAACTTGCAACCATTTATGGAAAGGCAAGAACAGCCGGTGTATTGTATGCGGAGGATATTAACCAACTAACTGATGCTGGCATTCCAATTATTCAGGAGTTCGCTAAGCAGATGGGGGTATCGACAGATCAAGTTAAAAAACTTGCGTCTGAAGGCAAGATTTCATTTGAAGAATTACAGTTGGCCTTTTTTAACCTAACAAAAGAGGGGAACAAGTTTGCAGGGCAAGCAGAGACGGCAGCGTTTACCATAGGTGGCGCATGGCGGGGACTTGTCGCCGAATTGCGGCCCCTACTGGAGGGAGTGGGTGAGTTCTTCTCCGCTTTTGCGCAGAAAATAATTAACACCGGAAGCGACCTCGCTAAAGATATAAAGCGCCTGTTTGGATTCCAGGAAGAACAAGTCGGTGCATTCTTCGATGTGCCAGTACAGAAAGAGAAAGCCGCACTTGACGAGCAAAGGAAATTAGAGGAAGACGCAGAAAAACGCCGGAAAGAACTTGCGCAAAAGGCATCGGAAGACCGTAGAAAAGAGGCTGAAGACCGTAGAAAAGAGGCTGAAAAACGCAGAAAGGAATTCAAAGACCTTCTTGACCAGATTGAACGGCAGGCAAAGGCCATCGACATCGAAAATACCTTTAACCCTGTTGAGAAAGTCCTAAAGCAATTCGACGCCGCTACGGCGGAAGCCAAAAAGTTGCAAGAAAAACTGTTATCCCTTGCGACTACGCCGGAGCAGCGGGACAAGGTAAACAAGGCAATAGAGGCGCTATTTGCAGAGATAAACGCCAAATATGCGGAAGAATTCAGCATCGCGGTAGACGAACTCGAAAAACTACGGGGCGGGCAAAAAAACTTCAACCCGCTACCGCCGCCAGACACAA